TGACGGCCGGCAGCCGGCGCGCGCACCAGCCGTGCCGATCGCTGCGGTCGCCGGGCGGCAGCGCCGCGCAGTCCGGACGGTTTAAGGCGTCGCCGATCGTGTCGCACCCGCAGGGTAGCGTCCCCGACCATGAGACCCTCCCTGGACATCCTCGTTGACCAGTGCCTCGCTGAAGGCATCACCGTCTCCTGGGCCACGATTCCCAACGGCTGCAGGGGCCTGTACATGCTTCCTACCCGGACGATCTACCTGCATGCGAGTCTGCCCGACTGGATGGCGGTGCCGACTCTGATGCACGAGATGGAGCATGCTCGCCGCGGGGACGAGGGGCCGCAGCCGATCGCCGTCGAGACCCGCATAGACATGAGCGTCGCCTGCCGGTTGGTGGGTGTCGCCGAGTACATGGAGGCTGAGGCCCTGGTCGGCTCCAGCATCGGGGTGCTCGCCATGGAGCTCGAGGTCCCCACCTGGGTGGTGGAGGCCTTTCAGCGGTCTCTACGGCGCATAGTGGCGCATGGCGCGAGCGTCGTGGCCGCGAGGTGAGAAAGGCGACTCACGATATGAGCTCCCCGACCACCGTCCTGTAGCAGCGGACGCGAGTAGGGCCCCTCCACCGGAGTATCCGGTGGAGGGGCCTTGTCGTGCGCGCTCGTGGTGCGGATCAGTTCTCGGTGAGCCGGTCCTGCAGGGCCTGGTCCTGGCGGGTGACTCTGCCATCGAGGGCGCGGATGTCGGCGCGCAGGCCATCGGCCTGCGTCTCGACGCGGGCAACCCTGGTGGAGATTGCGCTCAAGGTGGCGTCCTGCCGCTCGACGTCGGTCTGTCTGGCCGTCTCAGCGGTGTCGAGCCGGGCCAGGACCGTCGAGAGCTGAGCGCGCACCTCGTCCAGGTCCTCGCGCAGGTGGGTGCCGTGCTGGTTGGTCACGCCGTCCCGGGCCGCGTCGGCAGCGGTCCGGGCGGCCTCGACGCGAGCCCAGAGCCTGGACAGGCCCTGCTCGACGCGGCGGGTCTGGGCGCGGATAAGCGCGCCCAGCAGCCCCAGGATCGCGGCGACCGCGACCGTGGAGGCGGTGACCACCTCCGGGGCGGTGAGCACCTGCACCACGGGGTGCGGCGCCGGCGTCATGCGGCAGCAGGCTCCGCCGTCGCGGCAGACTGCTTGACCCCGCCGGCGACCGGGCGGCCGATAATACGGGCGGTGTCGTACAGGCCCGCTGCGCCCAGGCCCAGGACCAGGCCGGAGCTGACGGAGGCGTAGATACCGGTACCCGCCAGGGCGTAGTCGGCCACGGACAGGGCTACGCCCAGGACGACGGCGGCCAGGGACGCCAGCCTGCTGGGCAGGCCGAGGTCCCTGGCCAGGGTCACCATGGCGACGACGGCGGGCGCGGTCGCCAACGCGGTGACTGCATCCATGCGCGTCGTCCCGGATCAGGCGGTCTCGGTGCCCGCCGCCTCACTCGCAGCCGCAGGGGCGGAGGCCGCCGCCTTGGGCTTGGGAGAGGGGGCCGGAGCCGCTGCGGCGAGGCGGGAGAGGTCGGCGCGCATGGCGACGACGTCGTCACGCAGCTTCTTCTGATCGAGCCGGATGTCATCCAGCGCCCAGATGACGTCGCCGGCGGGGTGATCGTTGGCCTTGCCGTAGCGCAGAGCGTTGCGGATCTCGGTGAGCAGGTTGACGGCTTCGGAAGCCATGAGTTCATCTCCTTCTCCGCCCCCTGCGGGGCGGCCGTAGTTGTACCAGGATCGGCAGGCGTTGCTGAAAGGAACGCCGTATGATTGATATGCACTCTGGGCGTTGCCCGAGTTGTAGCGGCTGCCCACGCGGCGAAGAGCCTCGTAGGAGTCGCCTTCCGACTTGATGAGATCGCGGAGGATGGAGCAGCCGACTTCGGAGCTCTTCTCCGGGTCCCACCAGTGCCTGTCCGGGTCGTTGAGGAAGTAGCCCGGATAGGTGATCTGCAGAGGGCCGACACCGTTGGAGGTGTGACCGTTGGAGATCAGGGCGTAGAACTGTCGGAAGTTCTCCTCCGTGACCTCGCCCGCTCCGCTCATGGCGCCGCCGGCGTCGTGGCCGTATATGTTGGCGCCCTTCTCGCCCGTCTCCATCTGGAGGCAGGCGAGCGCTGCCCACCAGGGGCAGCCGACGGTGTCGGCGGCCCTCAGGACGGCGGCCTGGATGCTGGAGAGCTGGTAGTCGGACGCCCCGCCCGAACCGCTGCCGCCGGTGCCGGTGTAGCGCAGGCACGTGGACCACTTGGCGCCCCGTGTCAGCGGGTGGGAGGAGTACTTCGACAGGCGGGACTCGCCGCCATTGTCATCGGCGCTGCTGCCGTCGCCGCCGGCGCTGCCGTAGATACTGCCCGCCGAGTCGATCCACAGCTCTGCAATGGTCGGGTTGTACGGATCGAACGAGTCGTCGCCCGAGTCACGGACGGCCATGGCTACGTGACCGCTGTCGCCGGCGGTGCGCAGCAGGAGGTCGCCGACGCGGAAACCGCCGTCCGGCACGTTGCCGGTCCAGGTGCTGCCGATATTGGAGAAGCCGCGAGAGGCGGCCTCTGCGGCGAGGGACCCGGTCCAGGTGCTGCGGGGGAAGTACGGGTACTTGGCTCCGCACTGGTGGAAAGCGATGTTGTAGGCGCCGGCCACCGCGGCGGAGCAGTCCGCCTCGCCCGGGCCGGTCAACCACCCCTCCCAGTTGCTGTTGTCGTACGCCGACCAGCGCCTCGGCTGGGAGTAGCCGACGCCGCCGAAGTCGTTCGTCCGGCACCAGTACCGCATCTCGTTGGCCGCGTACTCATTCACGGCAGTCATACACATTCACCTCCGTAGTGGTCGAGGCCGGTCTTGGCCCTGTGCGGCATTGCGTTCTCCTTTCTGTGCGGTGATTTGAGGGATTTGAGGATGGTCATGGGGAGGCCCGCAGTGCGGGCGGAGATCTGCTGGGCGCTCGGCTTCTCGCGCGCGGGAAAGAGATCTCCGCCTCGCTTTCCGTGCCTGCGGTGCTTCGATCGGCTTCTTGCGCGTGGGAGAGGGGCGGCTCGACGGGGACGGCCTGTCTGCGGCGTGCGGCGTCGTTCCAGGGCTGCTTCTTCGCGTCGTCGCGATACACGTCCGCCCCAGGCTGCTGCAATGCTGCCTGGGGCGCTGGAGACTGATACTCACCTGGGCACAGTGGTGCCTTCGAGGCGTGACACCTAAGTTAGCACATCGAGTGCGCACCTGCAAGATGGGTGCGAGGCGGCGTGGCGATCATGCTCGGGCTTCCTTATCAGCGAGGCGCTGATTGATGTCGACGAGATTGACGAGGCTGCCGCGCGCTGCCACGTGGCCACGGCGGACCCACTGCCTCAGGGTAGCGGCGGTGAGACTCGGGTGGATGGTGAGGGCGTGCTGCCTGGTGACCCAGTGGGTACCGGTCGTGGTGGTCGTGATGGTGTGGCGGCGGGCTGCGTCGATGGTGCGTCCATCGGGCCACCAGGTGTCGCAGGCGGCGCAGGTGCGCCAGTCGGTCAGGCCGCGATCGGTAGCGGCCTGGAAGAGTGCGCCGCCGCAGGCCGGGCACCGGTGGCCGGGGTCGGCCTGGTCGGTATGGCCGGTGAGACGGGCGAGCCTGTCCCAGCAGGTGGTGAGGTCGTCCAGCAGCGCGTCGGCGTCCCCGTACTCGGCGGTCCACCAGTGGACGGTGGCGGCGAGGTAGACGGCGGGCGGGAGCGTGCGAGTCTCGCCCCTGAGCGAGGCGACGGCATCAGCCCACCCGGCGAGAATGACGGTGATTCCCTGAGCGCTCTTGGCGCCGGCCATGCCCTCGTCCAGCTCATCGAGGCGTGCGGCGAGTCCGAAGGGGAGCCGCTCGGCCGGGGCGCTGGAACGCCGGACGGCGCGTGGCGGGCCTCCGGCGGTGGCGGTGGCGGCGTCGTCGAGGTGCGTCATCCACCGATGGATATCGACGCACATGGCTGCGGGTGCGGGGTGGCGGGTCACGGGCGTGTCTCCCTGGTGTGTTCGTGCGGTTGAGTCGGAGATGTTCCTGCTGGGACGCGCCGGAGGCGCTCCCCACCCGTCCGGCGGCTGCCGGCCGTCACCGGCGAGTCGCGGGACGGTTCCGGCGCCCCGGCGGTGATGAGCCTGCGAACGTCTCCGGACCGGTCGGCGCCGGGGGCGAGGGCGGCCGGGG